TCAACAATATTACAATTATATAGTTTTTATCATGTGCCTGGAGATTATGTACAATATCTTTACAAAACTCAACAAGTGCCTTATAGTGTAAAATTTGATAATAATGGAGAAATATCTTTTGGTCAATTTACTGACTCAATAGAATCATTAAAAAGTTGGGTTGAAATTAAAGATTATTTTGATGATAATAATTATCCTCTCTTAAAAATAGAAGTTCCAAACTTTAATCATTATATAGAAAGTTTAGCTTAATAAAAAATTATATTTTATATAATGACTAAGCAAAAAATTATAGACCTCTTTGGTTATAAAGCAGGAAGAAAATTATATAACTTATTATATAGTAGCTGTGCTAATTTTTGTTGCATAGTTAAAGATTGCTTAGGAATTAGTGATTCAGGTAATCCTAATTTATTATTAAACCAACAAGGAGATTGGGTAACTCACTCAAATACTCAAGGGTTATTTGCTCAAACAGGAAATTCAACTCCTATAACAGGAACAACAGTAGAAAGTTCTTTAATTAACGGAGGTGTCGGAACTTTAACAGTTCCTGCAAATGGATTTCAAGTTGGAGATAGTTTTAGATGTATTTTTGGAGGAATTATAAATGCAGCTAACAATCAAACCATAAGAATAAGAACTAAATCAAATGGCGTTGTATTATTGGATAGTGGGGTGCAAAATTTAACAAACTCAATAATAAATGATGTTTGGAGTTTAAACATTGATTTTACGATTAGACAAATAGGCGGTGCAACTGTAGCATCCATAGTTTCACTTGGCTCATTTCATTATATTAAAACTTCTAATGCATCAACTCAAGGCTTTGCATTTAATGTAATCAATAATACGACCTTCAACACCACAATAAGCAATACCCTAAATGTAACTGTGCAATGGGGAAGTAATAATGTAGGGAACTCAATATATAGTGATATATTTATATTAAATAAAACATATTAAAAAATAAATAAATGAACAGATTAAGTAGAGCAGATATTTTAACCATGTTTGGTTACATAGCAGGTACTAAACTATACAATATATTATACAGTAGTTGTGCAAATCTATGTTGCCTAATTAAAAATTGTTTAGGTATTTCTAGTGGAGGCAATGCAGGTTTAGTTTTAAATCAACAGGGAGATTGGATTACTGCAGGTGGTGGTGGTAGCCAAAACTTATCAAGTGTTTTAGGAGTAGGCAATGCATCTGGAGCTAATGATATAAATTTTGATACATTACAAGGATTGTATTTTGCAAACACTTCAAGACTAAGAGAGGGCACTATAGATGCAGGACTTGGAGGCACTAAAGGTGTCGCTCAAATTTGCGCAGCTGGTTATGAATTAAAGTGGGAAGCAGGAAGGCTTTATGTAATGAATGGTAATGGTACTGGAATTAGATTATCATTATATAATCTTATTACTCCTCCATCAGTTAATGATGATAATACAAAAGGATATGGTGTAGGTTCATTATGGACATTGGATGATAATAGTACTTATAAATGTACTGATGCAACTATTGGAGCAGCTGTTTGGGTTTTACAAACAGTGTCTATTCCAATTGAAATTCAGGTTGCAGCAAGTGATGAATTATCTCCTTTAAGCGCTGGGGTATCAAAAGTTACTTTTAGACTTCCAACAGCTTTTACACTTACTGAAGTAAGAGCAAGTTTAACAACTGATCAGAGTGCTGGTGCTGCTTTTACAGTTGATATAAACCAAAATGGTAGTTCAATATTAGGTACAACATTAACTATTGATAATGGACAAAAAACAAGCACTACAGCTTCAATACCTGCTACAATTGTAACATCTTCACTAACTGACGATGCTGAAATTACAATAGACATTGACCAGGTAGGTAATTTTTCTGCTACAGGCTTAAAAATAACTTTAATTGGTACTAGATGATAATTAATCCTTATTTTTTTGGACCCTCTTTAGATCCAGATGCTCAAGCTTTTTTAACTGCTGCGAGTATAACAGACACTACTATTTCAGGAGCTATTAATACTTTGGTAGTTCAAATGAAAGTTGACAATATATGGACTAAAATGAAAGCTATTTATCCAATAGTTGGAGGGACTGATAATACTCATAAGTGGAATTTAAAAGATCCTAGAGACTTAAATGAAGCATTTAGATTGACATTTGGTGGTGGAATTACTCATGATGCAAATGGAATGACAAGCAATGGAGTAAATGGATTTGCTGATACATACTTAAATGATATTGTTCATTTAGCAAATGATAACAAATCTATTTCAATGTACATAAGAAATGTATTAACAGTAGGGTCTCCAATGGGATTGATTGATGCTTTTGGACAGGCATCTAATAGATTTTATCCTGAATTTTTAGGACAAGATTATTCCACTTTAGGATTTATTCAGTCTGGGAGAGACGTTGCAGGAAGTCAAATTGGATTTTTTACAATGAGCAAAAGTTCTTTACTTGATTTTAAATATTACAGACCAGGAATTGCTTATATACCAGTTCCAGGAGTTGATGCAAGTAATTTAAATGCTAATTATTATTTATTAGCATCAAATAATGAAGCATCAGCAGAATATTCAGAAGCAAATTTAGCTTTTGCTAGTATTCAAGAAGCACTTAGTGACACTGAGGAAGCCAATTTTAGAACAGCTATAGAAACATTTCAAACTACATTAAGCAGAAACGTATGATAGTATATTTATTAACAGAACAAGAAAAAGAATTATTGATAGGAAAGTGTTATTCTAATAATACATTTTTTAATCCTATTGAAGATAATAATAATAATTGGATTATATCCCAAGAAGAAGTTTTAAATGCAACATATGAAGATGTATTGTGGGTAAAAGATTTAGCTACTATTGAATATATTGCTAAACCACCAATAATAAATTTTAACTAAATAACACCTTAATAGTAAAGGCAAAATTATAAAATAATGAAAATACCCGAATTTAATATAGTAACCTATTTAAAAACATTATTAATTTCTTTGATTGCCTTTGTGTCTCCTATATATGGATTGTTATTAGCTGTAGGTGCCATGATTTTTTTGGATACTATATTAGGAGTTACTAAAGCAATTAAATTGGAAGGGTGGGAATCTGTTACATCTAGAAAAGCAAGTGTAATTATTAGCAAATTTTTACTTTATCAATTAACTGTATTAACATTTTTTATAATAGATTATAATTTAATAAATGAATTTACAAAATTACATTATCAAAATAATTATTTATTAACTAAATTAATAACGCTATCCTTATGTTTTGTAGAAGCAAAGAGTATAGATGAAAATATAAAAACTCTTTTTGGATTTTCTATTTGGACAAATTTAAAAGAAGTTTTAATGAGAAGCCAAGAAATAAAGAAAACTATAAAAAAATAAAATTTAAACATGCAAGTTTATTTTTTAAATAGTCTTCCTGATATTGGATACCCTTTTTATATTTATTATCTTAAAACAGATGGTAAATATTATGGTTGGGATGGACAAAATAATAGATTTTATAATTTATCTACACCAAATATAGATGACTTAGTAGGATTAAGTTTTGAAAATTTACAAGAAGGAGATGTATTATCTTATGATAGTGTTTCTCAAACATGGATTAATAAAGTTATAAATACATCTACAGGAGTAAATTCTTTTAATGAAAGACAAGGAGATGTATACTTATTAAGTTCAGATGTAACTAATGCTTTAGAATATACTCCTGAAGATTTAGCAAATAAACAAAATGATTTAACAGCTAGTTCTATAAAGTATCCTACTGTGGATGCAGTTAATACTGGGCTATTAACCAAAGAACCTACTATAACAGGGGGTACTTCCTCTGAATATTGGAGAGGAGATAAAACATTTCAAACTTTAGATAAAAATGCAATAGGTTTAAATAATGTAGATAATACAAATGATGCAAATAAACCTATATCTACTTTACAAGCTACTGCAATAGGCTTAAAAGAAGATTCCTCCAATAAATCCACTTCTACTACAGAT